CACCTCTATATGATTGTTTTAATATTCGATTATCCATAATAATGTATCACATATTTTTAATAAATTGAATTGAATCCACAATATGTTTTGCTTCACGCATCACATCATTAGAAGTTGGTTTATCTTTAAACTTATAAGTAAATGCATGAAAATGCCCATGATCTGCTTTACCCGTTAGTTCTTTTCTTAGTGTATTAATTTGTTCTTCAGTATAAGTAACATCTTGATTAACACGGATTCTTACAAGCCCCCAATTGTATAAACCAACAACGAACTCGGCATTGAATTTATCCATTTCACGTAGCATAACATCATTAAACCAATCATCTTGAACAAAGATTAGTGAAATTCCGTTACTTCTATGAATGTAGTTTTTGTTTTCGTAGTTTTCAATGGCTTCTTTAATTTCCTTACGAATTTTTTCAATAATCGGTATAAAATTATCTGGTAATACATATTCATTTTGAATAACAGACTCAACGAATGTTTCTATTCCAACATACCAAAAATATTTGTTCAGTTCTTGTGAAAACGGAAAACATTTGTGATCTTTAAGCCAAATATCATATGCATTAATAATTTTTGATAAGTTATCTAATGCATCGCATTTGCCTGTATTCTGGAAATACTCATTACAAAGTAATGTTGCTGATTTATTTTTATCATGAACAACTGTCATATTAGGAAATTCATCCCAAAACCCATCTGGATACATATGATGGTCAATATGATATACTTTTTCAAAGTGGTTATATAAACGTGTAAGTGATTCTTTATTGTCTGAAAATGACACATCAGTAATCATAAGAATTTTATTCTTGTTTTTATTTCTGTGTTCAATAATTTGATCTGTTATTTCTTCAATATTTGCGTAGTTTGTATGAAAGTATTTTTTAGGAATACCTTTAAATTTGAATTCAACATTCAACATACATCCAGCTTGGTCTAAATCATTATGACCAAAAACAATTAATTCCTCCATTCTTATATCCTTCTTTAATTTTTAATAATTTGTTCAATGAAGTATTTAAAGGGGTCATCTACACTTCGAATTGATATATTAATTATACAATCTTTTTCATTAATCCATTGCTTATATTCTGAATAATTTTCATCACCAAAACATTCTTTGATATAATCGAATGCATAACTTGAGTTTGGTTTTACTCTAATAACATCAGTTTTATTAAATTCTGACACATCTAACCACATACAATTTTTTAAACATTGAATTGGAGCTTTCATCACTATCCTTTATTTTTTAATTCACGTTCTGTATACATATTAACGATATTTTTTAATTCGTCTTTATCTATTAATTCCATGTATTCTTTAGCTTTTTCTATATTGATGTTAAAATAATCAGCAACAAATTCATTCGATTTCAGTGAATCTTGAGATACATTTTTAGGATATTGAATGAAATTAATTTTATCTGCAAACGCATTCTTAACAATGTAATACTGATTTTTTATTGGAATATTATAATAATAATTAATTTGGTTAGCTGCTAAAATAGTACCTGGATTACCTGCTAACCACTTACATAAAATATACGATGGAATTTTTTCAATGTCACTGTCAGAAGGTGTTTTCTTTTTATCTAAAGAACTGACAAGAGTTTTAAACATTTATTTTCCTTTATGTGATTGTGTTTCTGTCTTTTCAGCTTTTGCTTTTTGTACACGTTTATTTTCTTTAATACGTTTTATATATTTGCCTAATTTTACAAATTGATTAATAATAATGCGAATAATAGGTTTAGCTATTATTCCTAAAATCATAGAAACATAAATCGGCCAGAGTAAAGAATCACGAAAATCTTCTTTATTCAAAGGTTTACTTACATAACCAGCAATAAATGCATTAATGAATAAAAATGCGATTGCGGCGACACCATAATACATTATGTATGTTAAATATAATTCCATTTTAGCTCCTTAGTTTGATTAATTCAGTTAAACATGCCGCTAGATTAAGATTTTTATCGCGAACTGCTTCAGCCATGTGTTGATATTTTGCGATTGTTAACACAAGATTTGGATAATTTTCTGGTTTAAAATATTTAGATGCATTATTATATAAAAAACTGTACATATTATCAGGCGCATTTAATTTATTTACTTCAACAATCATGTTAGTAAATGATGTAATTTTTACTAAACCCATAACATTATCAAATACATTTACATCATCTAATTCATTTTCATCTACTTTAAAGATTCCATCTTTACTGAATTTTTGTAATGCACCAACCATACTTCTGATTCTTGGGTAATATGTATTAATTACTGGAATAATTTCTTTAGGGTCATATTCAACATTTTCATTATCAAGAATAAAACGCAGTCTTTCAAAGATAGGTTTAATCATTTCTGATTTATCGAATGAATTGAAATCATAAATTTCAAGACGATCTAATAATGGTTCAATGATCTTTTCTTTATAATTACCAGTGAAAATAAATCTACAATTCTGTGAAAATTCATCAATAAACCCACGGAATGCTTTCTGACCATCTTGTGTAAAGTTATCGAACTCATCCATTACAACAATTTTAATATTATCATCGAATGATGATTGAGATGCAAATCTTTGGATTTCTCCACGTAGTACATCAATACCTTTATTTAACGAGGCATTAATCCATTTAGCTTCACCACCAATTTCTCTGATAATTGCATTAGCAGTTGATGATTTACCTGTACCTGGTGTTGAACTAAATAAACCAATACTTGGGATACTTTGATCTTTTATATATCCTGATAATTTAGTTTTTAGTTTTTCTGGAATAACTAAATCTTCAACCAAAGCTGGTTTATATCGTTCATACCAAACACTCTTGGTCATATCAATTTTATTCATATCTTTCCTTTCTTGACATTAATTTATGTATCTATTATAATAAAATATTTATTAATCTATTGCTTTCTTACAATATTTTCTAGAACTTCTAATGCTTCTTTATCACTTAAATATTCTAATTTTACACCATGGTCTAATACTTCTGATTGTAATGATGAAAACACTAACATTCCATATGATGTGATACCATAAGATTTTTTATTGCACATATAAATAGTATTTGATTTAGCACCATTAATTGTGAAAGATTTATCATCTTCTTTTACAACATCGATACCTGAATTAATTCTCCAAGAATCCCCATTTACATACCCACCATAAAAATTAGCGAATAATCTATACCAAATTTCACCATCTTCATGTGTTTGTTTAATAATGGACCATTTATCTGGGTAAGCCATTTACTTTTCCTTTCTTGTAATTTCTTAAAATATATTTCCTCTCTTTCTTGATTAATAGTGATGAATTGTATTGTGTTGAATTCTTGCACTATACACTTTACTAATTACCAAATATTTAGTGCAATCTACATTGTATAATGTGTTAATGTTAATACTATAC